ATAAGTGGATGAATATTTTTGCTGGGTTTGGCATTTATCCCGGAAAACAGACTCCCGCAAGGAAAGAACTTTGTGAGATAAAAAAAGAACAAGCTCCTAAAAAACAGAAACTCGTCGCCATGATGCTAACCCACAATGAAGCTGGTAGATACCTTGAGCGTGTAATAGAAAACACGCTTTTGTTTTGCGATGAAATTGTTATCTTGGATGACCATTCAACAGATGATACTAAGATTGCTATAAGCGAAATAGCAAGTCGGTATCCGAATAGAATATGGCTACAGTCCGCGGAGAACACTTGGGAAAACGAAAATTTATTGAGAAGCGAATTGCTTAGTTTGTCAATAACTTTAACTCACCCCGACTGGCTCATTGCCATAGATGCCGATGAGCTTTACGAAGCTGAAAAGATGAACGAACAACTTCCCTGCCTTATGTCACAGACTGATGCAGACTGGGTAGGCTTCCGATTCTTTGATATGTGGGATGAAGAACATTACCGGGATGATGATATCTGGCCTGCGGGTATGTCATATGTACCAAGAATGTTTCGTGTAACCGGTTCGTGTTATGAATGGCCAGAAAAACGTAGACATTGCGGCAGTATTCCAGAAAGCGTTGTTCGATGCTCCAATGGCATAAACAGCAGCGTCCGTGTCAAACATCTTGGCTGGATGAAGCCTGAAGACCGGGATAAGAAATACCTTGACCGTATAACCGATGACCCTAATTGCGAATTTTACCCAAAAGAAGTGTATGAGGCCATTTTAGACAAGAACCCAACCTTGGTTAAATGGGATGATAACAACATATGGCAGACATCAAAGTTGACAATTGGCTATCCTCCGGGGATGGAATGGGACATTATGCAGCAAAGACCTCACCACCTTCTTGAGCTAGCGGCATCAGAAAGATATAGGGTGCTTTTCGGCGACGATTCTGCAAACGGCACATACGAACCCATCCCCTATCTGACTGTTGTTAAGGATTGGGAAAGCATTAAAGAAGTTGATATTCTTTATATTACAAGCCCTGCCCAAATGGAAAGGTGCGAGGGCATAAAGTACAAGAAGCTGATTTATGATTGCTGTGATTGGCAAAACGAGGCAGACGCTGAATTAATTAACCGTGCAGATTACATATTATGCGCTTCAAAATTGCTTTACGATAAAATAATGAGCGTCAAATGTGTAGGCAATAAAAGTCCAATGACAGAAAATGTTATTTATCTCCCTAACGCTTGCGACTTCGACCACTTTTCAAAAACAGGCGAACCTATACCGGAAGCACCTGAGCCAATAGTCGGATACATGGGCTGCATTCATCCAGTAATGATAGATGAGAACATTGTTAAAGCAGTCGCTGAAAAATATAAGCTTCTGATGATAGGCCAGAACAAAGGAGTAGAATTCGACCACCCAAACATTTATTCAACAGGGCATGTTCCATATGAGGACTTGCCCAAGTTATTGTCGGGCTGTTCCGTTGCTATAATTCCGTTTAGGACTGACAGCGATTACCTAAAATATTCTGCACCCATTAAAGTATATGAATATTTGGCTGCGGGCAGACCGGTTGTTGCTTCACCTATTCCCGAACTTCTCCCCCTTGCCGAAAAAGGCTTAATCCGCATTGTGCCAAATGACGACCTTGACGGCTGGGTTAAGGCAATAGAAGACGCAATAGCGGAATATCCCAACAACCGAGGTAAGGAGTACGCTAAAGAACAGACATGGATAAAACGCTGGAAAACACTAAAAAAGGAGTGTTTGGAATAATGAACAAAGATTTATTAACCACAAGGTTTTTTAATACCAACGATAAGAGGATGGACACTGTAGTCTTCCCTCTCCCTTCCCATTGGTGGAGCAGATTTTATGAATATGCGTGGGCGGCAGAATTTTGCAGCGAAAATGATGTTGTGCTTGATGCCGATTGTGGCATACCTCATCCGTTTAAGTTTTATCTGGCGGGAAAGTGTAAAGAAACACATGCAATTGACGGTGACGTGAGAATAACCGATTACCTTGAACTTGGTAAGGCAATAGATGAAACTTTCGGTAAAAATGCAAGAGACAATTGCCCGACAGAATTCATAAAGGGAGTTGAAGTGAAGCATGGCAACATAGCTCAACTACCTTATGAGGATGGCATGTTTGATAAGGTCTTTTGCATATCTGCGCTGGAACATATCAGCAATGATGGCAGGCAAAAGGCGTTGGCTGAGTTTAGGCGGGTGCTAAAAGATGATGGGATGATTATTCTGACAATTGATTATTCCAAAACTTCCGATTATGCTTCAATGACTATGGATGAACTTGAGGCTATGGCAATTGAGGCCGGTCTAAAGTTTGCAAGCAAAAAGGATTCTTCTATTCCGGAAAACGCAATTAACTGGAATAATGGGCTGTATTGCTTCCGGGCAGTGTTGGTTAAGGCTATTGTTGAAGAAAAGCCCGCAAAAAGCGAAGGTGTGACAAAGGTGCAGGCAAATAAAACGGCCTCAAAGCAAACACCTTCGGGTACGGCTAAGAAAACAGCCAAGGCAAAAAGTGAAAAATAATATGGGAGGCGGTAACCCATGAGGCTTAACCTTGACAAAAGCATTATCGACCTGCGTGGTAACCCGCAAAAGGAAAACCTGTCCGATGTGCTGGCCGATATTCTTGCAACGTCAAGCACGCACAGGCCGGCACAGACAATAGCGTGGGCGTATGACCTTATCAAGAACGGCGAAATAGAAGTAAGCCGGACAGACCTGGAATTCATTAAAAGCATTATCTCACGAAACCCCAACTTTACCGATTTAGCGAAGGCACAACTGCTTGAAGAGATAGATAAATTGCTGAAGGAATGAAGGTGATAATATGGGCTTTTGGTCTAACCTATTCGCACGTTCCAGGGACAAGCCCCGAAGTATCCCAACGGGCAGGCAGACGGCAATAGGCAGCGGATACAGTAACACCTTGTCGCCATACAGGTCACGGACATGGGACGTACTAAAGACGCTGCGTAGTATACCGGAAGAAAGCAGGGCCATTGAATTTTTAAAGCGTGTCAACCCCGATGTTTCGATGGCGGTATGGAACTTTGTCCGGCTTGCCAATCAAGGCCATGAGATGAACTTTTACGCCCTTGACGGCAAGACAAAACTGAATGATGTGTCGGAACAATGGCGTGAATTTGCGTCAAGGATAAACGAAATAAGTAACGCAGGACTGGATGGGCTTGTAGACCAGCTTCATTACAGTTCTTTTTTATTAGGCGCAATGGGTGTTGAAGCCGAAGTAACGCCCGACCGGAAGGATATATACGATGTGTACCCTGTTAAGCCGCAGACTATCGAGTGGGAATTAAAAGAAGTTGATGGGCGGCAGAAATGGGTGCCCTATCAGTATAACGGTTTTAAGAAAGTATATCTTGACCGCAAGCACGCCAACTTCTTTTGGGTGCCTGCCGACCCGGATATAGGCGACCCAAGGGGCACGCTGCAACTGACACCGGTATTGCAGGCTGTTGACTTCCAAATGCAGATATTGCAGGATTTACAGGCCGTGCTACACCATCAGGGGTACCCAAGGGACCTGTATACAATAGACCTTGAACGCCTTATGACATACTGCCCTCAACATATAAAGAATAATCCTGCTGAACGTGAAAAGTGGCTTAAAGAGCAACACGCCAATGTGGTCAACCTGCTCAAAAACATTGAACCTGATGCCGATATAGTGACCTTTGACGATATTCAGCGTAACGAAGGGCAGAAGAACGTCGGCAGAAGCCTTGACGTAAGGGCTATAGCCGAACTGGTGGACGTGCAGACCCTTTCCGGCACAAAGCAGATGGCAATATTTATGAACCGTAACCAGGGTGTCACGGAAAGCTGGGGTACAGTCCAATTCCGCATATTCTGTTCGGGAATAGCTTCCTGTCAGCGTGGCAGCAAACGGCTTATTGAAGAAATTGCCCGCCTGTGGCTGCGTGTCAAAGGTATACAGGCCGTGCCGGTGTTCAAGCATGATACTATCGACTGGAATTCCGAAGAACAGCGCATGACGGTTAACCTGCTTAAACAGAAATTCTACGCAATAGCCCAGCTTATGGGTTGGATTGACGAAGATATGGCGGCGCAGGAAGTTATGAAGGTTGAAAAGGCTGCTGGACAGCCTATCGAGAACATGAGGGTGACCTTTGCTTCGGGAGGTGATGGAACTGGAAATAATAAACATTCGGGGACGAAACCTCGGCCCTCCCGGCAAGGTGGTGATATTGAAGAAGAAACCGACTAAAGAACTGCATGAGTGCCTTGACTGTGAAGGTTGCATATGCGAAGAATTTTGCCGGGAACAGGACGAGAAAAACTTTCCCGAACAATATGCACAGAAAGAAGGTGATTAGATGGGCGA